AAAATGAGTGAAAATGAACTAGCGGGTGAAATCCCCGTGCCGGAACAGGCTGTAACGGCTGCACCTGAACCCGAAGTTTCTTCGCCGGAAGTAACTGCTGAAACCCAGCAACCAGAAGAACAACCTGCTGCGAAAACCTTCACACAGGAAGAACTGGACGCTGCAATCGGTAAGCGACTTGCTAGAGAGCAACGCAAGTGGGAACGTGAACAGGCTCAACGTGCTTCCCAAGCACAGCGACCTACTCCTGCTGACCTGCCGCCTGCTGATCAATTTGAGTCAACTGAAGCCTATGCGGAAGCACTGGCTGAACGTAAAGCTCAAGAATTGGTTGCCAAGCGGGAAGCTGAACGTCAACAATCAGAAATGATTGAGGCGTATCACGATCGTGAAGAAGAAGCTCGGAATAAGTATGATGACTTTGAACAAGTCGCATATAACCCGCAGTTGCGAATCACCAACGTGATGGCCGAGACAATTCAGGCTTCGGATGTTGGTCCTGATGTAGCTTACTACCTCGGGTCTAATCCCAAAGAAGCGGATCGCATTTCCAAACTGCCACCTTTCCAGCAAGCCAAAGAAATCGGTCGGATCGAAGCCAAACTGGCAGCTGAACCGGTCACAAAGAAAACCTCTAGTGCTCCAGCTCCTATTGCACCTGTAACAGCCCGTACCTCTGGTACACCGTCTTATGACACGACTGACCCACGCTCTGTTAAAACCATGAGCACGTCTGAGTGGATTGAGCAGGAACGGTTGCGACAGATCAAAAAGATTGAAGCACAAAGAAACCGCTAATTTCATTTTTGAAAGGAAATAACTATGTCAAATAGCATTTTGACCATTGACATGATTACCCGTAAAGCTCTTGAGATCCTTGAGAATAACTTGGTAGTCACCCGTAACGTAAACCGTCAGTACGACGACAGCTTCGCTGTTGAAGGTGCCAAGATTGGTTCGACTTTGCGTATCCGTCTGCCTGACCGCGCTCTGGTCACTGATGGTGCCGCTCTGCAAGTTCAAGACGACAACGAGCAGTACACGACCCTGACTGTTGCTTCGCAGAAGCACATCGGCGTGAACTTCACGTCTGCCGAACTGACCATGCAGTTGGATGACTTCGCAGAACGTGTTCTGAAGCCGCGTATTTCGCAGCTGGCCTCGTCTATCGATGCTGACGTTTGCAACGCATACAAGACCGTTGGTAACTCGGTTGGTACCCCAGGTAGTACGCCGTCAACTTCGCTGGTTCTGCTGCAAGCTCAACAGAAGCTGAACGAAAACGCTGCTGTCATGTCGCCACGTTATGCCACCGTCAACCCTGCCGCTAACGCTGGTCTGGTCGAAGGCATGAAGGGCTTGTTCAACCCAACTGATACGATCTCGAAGCAATTCAAGAACGGTATGATGGGTACGGGCGTTCTGGGCTTTGACGAAATCAACATGAGTCAGTCGATCAAACAACACACTACCGGTACCCGTGCTGCAACTGGCGCTACTACTGGTGCTGCTGTTACGTCTGAAGGCGCTACCACGCTGACACTGACCGTTGGTTCGGGCGAAACGATTGCTGTTGGTGACGTGTTCACGATTGCTGATTGCTACGCTGTCAACCCGCAGACCCGTGAATCGACTGGTTCGCTGTTCCAGTTTGTTGCTCTGGCCTCGACGACTGTTAGCACGACCGCCACTGTGACCGTTGCCCCGATCTACTCGTCGGCACACGCTCTGGCTACCGTCAACTCGCTGCCTGCTAATAGCAAGGCTGTTGTGTTCGTCGGTGCAGCTTCGACTCAGTACGCACAAAACCTCGTGTACCACAAAGACGCCATCACGTTTGCCACGGCTGACCTCCTGCTGCCGCAGGGTGTTGACATGGCCTCGCGTGCTGTTCACAACGGCATCTCGCTCCGCGTTGTTCGTCAGTACGACATCAACAACGACCGCATGCCATGTCGCATCGATGTACTTTATGGTTACAGCACGATTCGTCCACAAATGGCCGTCCGTATGTGGGGTTAATCTGAACTGGGGGCTTCGGCCCCCTGTTTTGAACTAAATTACTGAAAGGATTCATCATGGCTCTTCCAAATGGCGCAGACGCTTATCAGGTTTCTGATGGCAATCCTAGTGCAGCTAAGTCGCTGGGTGGTACAGTTCTTCTGTCGAACACCGGCGCTGGTCTGTACTTCCTCAATGTAGCTGTTACAGCTAACTCGACAACTACCACCGCTCCGGCTGGCTCGATTGGTGTTACCACCAACGCAACTGGTCTGGGTAAGATGTTCATCTCTGATGGCACCAAGTGGCAGTACGCCGTTGTTGCTTAATTAGGCTGCCCCGCTTCGGCGGGGCGCTTATTCTGAAAGGATAAATCATGCCTAATACCAAAGCTACTGGCGTTGCTTACGCCGATCCGCAGTTCGATAGCGTTACAGTAACCGGCACTTCTGCGCTGGCTGGTGTAACTGCTACGACTGTTGCTGCTACAGGTGCTGTAACTGGTGCATCGTTCACGTCGAGTGGTACTGCCGCTGCTGCTAACGCAACAGCTGGTCTGTACTTCCTGACCACGGCTATTACTGCCGGTGTCACGACTACGACTGCTCCAGCTGGCTCGCTGGCTACGACCACTAACGCTACTGGCGCAGGTAAGCTGTTTGCCTCCGTTGGCGGCAAATGGGAATATCCGGTTGTTGCTTAACTAGCAAGATGGGGGCGTTAAGCCCCCTTCTCAAAATATGCCTAATATCTATTTGAAACACCCCATTCACGGTGCCAAAGTTGCTACAATGGAACTTGAAGCCGAGTGTGATGAACAAAACGGTTGGGTGCGTTATAATCCTGACGAACCAGTGCAAGAAGTTGAGATTCCATCCTTCTTGCAAGAACCAGTGAACGAGCTGGCTGCTCCTAAAAAAGGGCGTCCGCGCAAGAATAAAGAGGTCTGATTATGGCAGTCACCACAGCAGCAGATCAAATCTACGCAGCACTTCGATTGATTGGGCAGCTTGCTGAGGGTGAGCAGCCATCGGCAGATACAGCGCAGGATGCGCTGACTGCGCTAAATCAGATGCTGGACTCGTGGAATACTGAGCGCCTCTCGGTATTCTCGACGCAAGATCAAGTTCGCACATGGCCATCTGGTACCCGTAGCATGACGCTGGGACCAAGTGGTACGCTAATCGGCAATCGTCCAGTTCAGCTAGACGATGCCAGCTATTTCCGTGACCCTAGCACCAACGTGTCCTACGGGATTAAATTTATCAACCAGCAGATGTATGATGGAATTGCTGTTAAAACGGTAACCTCCACATACCCGCAGGTCATGTTTACCAATATGACCTTTCCGGACATTGAGATGTATGTGTACCCGGTTCCTTTGCGGGATCTGGAGTTTCACTTCATCTCGGTTGAAGAGCTGACGCAACCGGCGTCGCTCTCCACCACATTAGCTTTCCCACCAGGTTATCTGCGTGCGTTCAAGTACAATCTGGCTTGCGAGATCGCCAATGAGTTCGGTGTAGAGCCGCCTCAGACGGTACAGCGCATCGCTATGACCAGCAAGCGCAATCTGAAGCGCATCAACAATCCTGACGATGTGATGGCAATGCCTTACGGTATCGTTGCTAAGCGTCAGCGTTTCAACGTGTACGTTGGTAACTACTAATGAAAACGCCGATTCTCGGATCAGCTTATGTTGCTCGGAGCGTCAATGCAGCTGATGCACGCATGGTCAATTTGTACCCAGAGATCATACCGGAAGGCGGCAAAGAGCCTGCTTTTCTAAGTCGCTGTCCAGGGTTGAAGTTCCAGAATTGTGTAGGTGTAGGCCCGATTCGTGGTCTATGGTCACACCAGACTTACGGTGATGACTTCTATGTGGCTTCCGGTAACGAGTTTTTTCAACTCGATAGCATTACCGGTACAGCCCGTAAGTTGGGCAACATCTCCGGCACAGGTCCAGTGTCAATCGCTGACAACGGGTATCAGTTGTTCATCGCTTGCGGTGCCAAGGCGTACATTTACAATGAGCAGACGGACACGTTTGCTCAGATCACCGATCCTGA